AGTGGAATAGTACCAACAGGAGCGCAAACATGGGCAGGCGCGAAAACATTTTCAACTGCACCTATCCTAAGTTCATTAACTGCATCGCAATTATTGGCGTTAGATGCAAGTAAAAACATTCAATCGTTAGATACCGCAACATATCCTTCATTAACTGAATTAAGTTATGTAAAAGGAGTTACAAGTTCTATTCAAGCGCAATTTAACAATGTAATTAGAAATTTAATAATTGACAATACACAAATTGCCATTACGGGAGTAACGGGTAATACTTTAATGTCATCTTATTTAATCCCTGCAAACACTATAAAATCAACTGACAAAATAATAAAGTTAGAAAGTTTAATGGTTACAAAAGTTGGAGGAGTAGGAACTTGGGGATTTAAATTATATGTAAATTCAGTAGCAAGTTTAACTGGCGCATCACCGTTAACAGGCACGATTTCAATGGGGTCAACAGCGGTATTTGGAAATGTTCAAAGAACTTATTATTTAGGGGGTTCTAATTTAAGAAGTTTAAATATAAGCGCGACAACATTTACTGATTTTGTAACTTCAAACGGTGCAATGACAACACAAGCATTTAACATAACGGTTGATAATTATATTTTGGTTATGATAATTCCAACTGTATCAACAGATGTTTTTACGCAACAAGGAATTAATTTAACAATTCAATAGAATGAAAACAATTATAAATAAAAATAGCGGACAAGTTCTTTATTCTACAATAGTTGAAGTACAACTTTTAGAAAATGAAATCGCAATTGATGAATTATTAACGGAGAATTTTGAAAATCCATATTTTGATTTTGAAACTCGAACTTTTTATAATAAGATATAATGAGTACAAAAGAGAAAGTAGACCTACTATTAAGCAAGTGGTTAAGTAGAAAACTGATGGCGTTTATAATTGCCTCGGCAGCATTATTCTTTGGCAACTTAGAGTCCTCTGACTGGGTTATTGTAGCAACAGTGTACATTGCAATGGAAGGCACAACTAATATTGTAGAAAGATTGATGAAGACTAAATTAGATTTAAAATAGGTAAGCAAATGGTGATAACAATAAAAAGACTATATAAAACGGAGACCTCTGTAATAGGGGAGTTATTAGTTAATGGAGTTTGGGAATGTTTTACTCTTGAAGACGCTGAAAGAGCAGTAAAGATAAAAGGAGAAACAGCGATACCTAAAGGAACTTACAGAGTTATAATAAATGAATCTTATAGGTTTAAAAGGCTATTGCCTTTATTGATCAATGTCCCTAATTTTGAAGGGGTCCGCATTCATAGCGGTAATTCAAATCATGATACAGAGGGTTGCATACTCGTGGGACAAACTAGGAATAAAAATTACATTGGGCAATCAAGAAAAGCTTTTGAAAAGTTATTCAAAAAAATGCAAACAGCTAAAGATATAACATTAACAATTTTATAACAATGAAAAATATATTAATAATAATAATATTATCCATATTAATCTCCTCTTGCGGGGCAAGGAAAGTGAATATTAATAAGTTGTCTATAAAAAAGGATAGTACCTCAATAACGAATATCGCGGTAGTAACAGATATTGAAAAAACAAGTACAGACTCTACAAATATTAAAACACAAGTTGAAACAGACGAAATTACATTAACTCCTATCGACACATGTAAAGAAATGGTGGTAGATGGTAAAAAATATAAAAACGTCGTTATAAGACATAAAAAATATAAAGATAATAGTTTATATACAAATAGCAAAAGGGAGTCAGAAACGCAACGTAAGGACTCTGTGGTAAGTGTTAATGTAGTTAAAAAAGAAACAACGGATGGCAGGTCAAAAAACATTGATAAAAAAGAGAACATTGTTGGGAATATTATCGTATATTCATTACTATTATTATTTTGGATTATTGTTATATTGTTTATTAGAAAAACGTATAAAGAATATATTGCGTAGTTAAAATCAAAAATTATACGTAATAATAAAAATATTCAATCAAATCAAATAAAATTAAATATGTCAGATGCAATAGTAAAAAATCTTAGCTTTGGTGATGAAGCCAGAGATAAGATATTTGAAGGTATTACAAAACTAACGAAAGCAGTTAGTTCAACATTAGGAGCCGGAGGTAAATGTGTCATGTTAGAAGACAACCAAGGAAGACCTATTATAACAAAGGACGGGGTAACAGTCGCGGATAGTATTATATTATTAGATCCGGTAGAAAACATGGGGGCAAGGCTTTTAAAAGAAGCAGCTCGCAAAACAGTTAAAGAAGCTGGAGATGGAACTACAACCGCTACTGTATTAACCCACGCTATTTTAGAAGAAGCTTATAAAGTCCAATCTAAAACGAACTCTAGAGAGCTAAAAGATGGTATTGAAAGAATGGCGGAAGAAGTAATCAATTACTTAGAGTCTATTGCAGTGCCAGTTACAGGGGATATGATTGACAACATTGCAACTATATCTACAAACAACGATCCAATACTTGGTAAAATTATTGGGGATGCTTTTAGAGCAGTTGGGGAAAACGGGATAGTAATGATGGAGTCATCAACACTTCCTGAAACAGAGATAGAAATTATAGATGGTGTTCAGTACGATAAAGGATTAGTTAATTCACATTTTATAACTAATTCAAATAAAAGGGTTGCGGAGTTAGATAACCCAGTAGTCTTAATTATTGAATCCCCGGTTGAAAGTATTAGGCAGATACAATCTGTTCTGGAACATGTAATAAAAACAAATAAATCTTTATTGATTATTGCGGATATTGAAACTAATGTTTTAGCCGCTTTAGCTATGAATAAAGTAAAAGGAAATATAAAGGTTAATGTAATCAATGCTCCTACATATGGTATCAGTAAAAAAGATACGTTAATGGATTTAGCGTTGTTAACTGGAGCAACTATTATAAATGAAGATCTTGGAGATGATATGGATCTTATTCAACCAGAACATTTAGGTAGTTGTTTAAAAGCTACAACAGATGATTCTGAAACTATAATTCAAGTTGGCGAAACAACAGAAGAAGTTCAAGAATTAATTGATAGTTTAAAAGCCCAGTTAGAAGGTAAACTTAATCCCGGAGAAGTAATTAGATTAGAGAAAAGACTCGCTAGATTATCTGCTAAAGTTGCAGTAGTAAAAGTAGGGGCTGGGTCTGATATTGAATTAAAAGAAAAAGCCGATAGAGTTGAGGACGCAATTTGCGCGACTAAGGCAGCGATTAAAGAAGGCATTGTTCCTGGAGGAGGGATAGCTTTATTAGATGCGTCAAAAAGTTTTGAAATATCAAACGTAGGAGGAGATGTGCTATTAAACGCTATTCAAGCTCCTTTTAAAACGATATTAAATAACGCAGGAATTGGTTATTCAATAGATGGATCTAAAGCTCCTGGATATGGATTAAACGTAGTTACGCAAGAATATGTAAATATGATTGAATCCGGAATTATTGATCCATTGCTTGTTACTAAATCAGCATTAAAGAACGCGGTATCCGTTGCTGTTACAATATTATCTACCGATTGTGTAATCAATAACTTAAGAGTAAATGAAAGCAATAGGTAATAACATTATAATCCTGCCAAAGAAAGCGGGATTATCAAAGACAGAGAATGGATTATTATTAAAAGAAAAAGATAAAGAAAATATACGCTATAAAGAAGCTATTGTAGTATCAGTTAGTGATGACATAAAAAGCTTAAAAGAAGCGGATGTTATATATTACGATAAAAGCGCAGGTCACGGTATTGAGTTTGAAGGACATAATTATCAGGTTATAAAGTTACAGGATGTTGTAATAGTTTTATGAGAAAGCCAGAAGCAAAGGATATAAAAGAACTTGGCTTATTAAAACATTATCGTTTAATACGTAGATGGGCTTGTAGAAACAACAATTTAACCGATGCTGATTTAGAACTATTCATATACTTTGATTGCATGGATTTCTTTACCAAACAAGATTATAAGATTGGTACTTACGCATATAGTTGGGACAATAAACGCTGGAACAATTTGTTAAAAGAAGGGTGGATAGTAGTATGGCGAAATAGAAATCATACAACCCAAAAGTATAACATATACAAAGTTTCATTTAAGTGTAAACAACTAATAAGCCGAATGTATCGAATTATGCTTGGTGATGAAGATGTGCCAACAAGTCATAGGAATGTTATAATGGCCGGTAAAACATATACTGATATAGTATTACAAACAGCAATAAATCACGTAAATAAAGATAAGACAAGATGATGAATAATTTGAACCAACAAATAGGACAACCAGCAAACCCAGGTATTAAACAATCAGGAGCTCCTGTTCCTTTTTCGCCAAAAGCACAAAACAATATGACGGGTATGTTTGGCACTCCAATATCTAATTCATACGATAGGTCAATGACTAGCAATCCTGGTTTAGGAGTTGATAATAATGTTGTACCAACAGAAGGCTTTGCTCCTCCGGTTCCAACTATTGCTCCTATTGTTCCACCTAACAATTTATATTAATAAATAATTATATAACAATGAATATAAACGCAAAAAAACATCCAATGTCCTCCTATGATAAGGAGGCTGCTTTAAATGGAGTAGGAGCGAATGCAATATGGGACGGTCCTTTAGATACCACAGCGTATCCAAAAGGTAAAGGATACAGCGCAGGAAAAAACGGAATTAAACTTAGATTTGATGACCCGTCATGTATAGGAGGTCCAATCACTCAAAGAGTTAAAGCCAGAATTTAGATGCATACACACGACTTAAAATTATACCTGTTTAATATAATCACACTTGTTTTAAGTTTCAGTGATAAGGTAGAAAGTACACTAAAAATAATATTGCTTTTAGTTTCTATTATATACACCTCTATAAAAATAATAGATTATATAAAAACCAAACGTGTCAAAGAATAATAATTAACAACCAAAAACAAAAACCAAAACAAATGACAAATTTTATTTCAATTCCTGTAACTAGTGCAACAGCTTACGCAGCGGGAGACAGATTAGTTAACGTAAATACTATTTTAGGTATTTTTGCTACCGACACAAATAAAGTAACACTTTTTACCGCTGGAGAGAATGTTGTGCTTACTACTACGGCGGATAAAGCAGTGCCTGTTCTTAATGCGATTAATTTAGCTATTGGAGCAACTCCTGGAGGACAAATAGTTGAAGTTGATTTACCAACTGGGTCTCAAGTTACCTCTGTAGCAATCGCATAATAATAATTTAGATCAGCCGTAATTAATTTTGCGGCTGCTTTATTAACTAATATAATATGGCAACTAAAAAAAAGATTGTAGAAAAAGGTAGTTACGAGAAAGGTAAAGTTGAAACTTACCCTTCTAAAAAAGCTATGGTAAAACACGAAAAGAAAGAAACTAAAGCTTTTGAAAAAGGAGAGAGCAAAAAGCCATCTCCAATGAAGGCTAAAACCAGTTTCCCAACAAAAGCAGTATCAGGAGCAACAATAAAACCAGCTAAATCAACTAGTGCTACTGTTGTAAAGCCTAAAGGTCAATTAACTACGCAAAGTCCGGTAACACAAAAAAAGTCTCCAACAAAGATGAAAAAATGTTAATACTATAAAATAATATAATATGAAAAGTCAAGGATTAGGAGATGCAATTGAAAAAATAACTATCGGCACAGGCATTAAAGCAGTTGTTGATAAAGTTGCTGCAGTTACAAAAAAACCCTGCGGCTGCCAAAAAAGAAAAGAAGACTTAAATAATCCAAATCTTTTAATTAATAAAATATTATTTAAAGGCAATGTTCAAACTAAATAACCCATTCTCAACATTATCTAATACGCCAATATATAAAAAGAAATTGCCAAATGGCATCAATGCTGAAGCAAATTCTGACGGCAGTATTAATGTAGATAAAAGTTTAAAAGGAAAAGAACTTGATTTAGCAATAGGCCACGAAATGGTTCATTTAGATCAAATGAAGAACCCTATTAAGCAATTAGGCTATGACGATGACTATGTGTTCTGGAAAGGTAAAAAGTATGCTAGAGATTCAATGGATGAAGGCAGTAAGGATTTACCTTGGGAAAAAGAAGCATGGGCAAAGCAAGGCACTTATGCTAAAATGTTAAAAAGCAAAAAAACTACGTAATAATAATATTATATAAATCTAATATTATTTAATTATGAAAAAAGTATTTTTAATTATCGTAGTTGCATTATTTAGTTTAAATATTTTTGCTCAGTCAAAAATTAGTTCTAATAATTTAGTTGGTTTTTGGGAACCAGATAAGCATTCGTCAAATATGGTTTTTTGGTTAGACACTAAAAACAATTTACAAATGGTAGAATTTGATACAATGGATGGAGTCCCATTACGTTTGTTATCAATGAAGATTATAAATGATGAATTAGTAGTTAAAACTATATGTGATGAAAAGAATTGGGAAATTGAAAGCACTTATACTTTTATAGACAATAATACTTTACAATGCATTATTAAAGGGCCGATTAATGGTTCGGTAACATATACAAAAATAAAATAACAAACAACTAAAAACAAACACAATGGCATACAAACAATCACCAGGTAGAGGAAACAACGCTAAGACAGGATACGGAATACCTTCTCCTTTTAAACAAGAAGATCCAAAGACGGCAAAAATGAAAGCTCAAATCGCTAAGAAAGAAACTGTAGGCGCTACTTATGGAGAAACTAAAGCGGCTGAAAAATTCGCTAATAAAGCCCCTGGAACGGGATTAATAGGCGGAACAGAAACAAATATTAAGTCTGGAAAGACTCAACCTAAAGCTTATGAAAAGTCTTTAAAATCAGGTAAAGAATTAGGGTTAGAGAAATCTCCAAATGATATGTTCATTACAGACGCTGCCGGAAAAGTAATTAAGAAAGCTGAAGCTAAAAATCCAAAAGCGGTTGAAGCTTTGAAAAAAGAATATCAATCTGCAAAAGCCTCTACTAAAGACGCTAGAACAGCAAATTCAGCTGCTCAAAACTACAGATTGAAAATAGCGGGTAAGTAATTAAAGTATAATATAAATCGGGGTAACATATAATATTTGTTTCCCCGTTTCATTTACAAATATAATAAATAAATTATGGGACAATACGGAAATCAACCAGACTTTGGAACACGAACAAGAATGATTACTCCTACCGGCTCAATTAGCAATCCTGAGACAGGGGAAGGCTTAGGGTCTGCCGCGCTGTATGTTGGTAAAGCAGGTGACTTGCTAGTAAGTGTAGTAGGGGGAGAAGAATCTGGGGATTATGAAGGAGCAACCCTTTTTAAAGAGGTAGCAATTGGCTTTTTCCCGGTTATAGTTACAAATGTTTGGCAACAATATAGCGGAAACGATTATACAACAGCAGACAATATAATCGCTATTTATTAATGGGAATGGGTATTGGCATAGGTATAAGTATAAGCCCTCCGATAGGGGCCACTCCGCCTAGATCGGGATGGTGGGAGATTGTTGACTATTGCGGCGGTGATTTTCCATTTCCGCCGGGGTTTGTGTTTACAGATTTTCAAACAGATGTGAATTGGTATGAAGGCGATTATGTGTATTCACCCGGCGCTGACAAAACAGTTAAATTAGGCCCTTATTCCGCGACAGATCCTGGAGCAGCTATAGAATTCCCGGTTATAGGCCCAATTGTTACTTGCCCTTGAAATAACAAATAAAACAAAATATTATGACAACAGAAGAAGTAGCCGGAAATTTAACATACTTTCAAGAACAAATTCACATGATTCACTGGGAGACTAAAAGTTTTGCAGAACACAAAGCAACTGGAGGATTCTATGAATTCTTACAAGACTTTAAAGACGATGTGATTGAAAAATTAATGGGTTATACTGGAAAGCGAATTCAAGCATTAAAGATTGACGCTATAACAGCAAATGCTAACTCAACAAAAATTGCTGATGAGGTAATGAAGTTCTCTAAAGATCTGGAAGCTTATGGGGATTCTGCAAAGTTTGGGGATATATCAAACCTTGCGCAATCATTATCTGGTGAAACAGCAAAACTAAAATACTTATTGACATTGTCATAAGTTGGAACAGCAGGTGGGAGGTAAGGTATCTCACGGGTCTCATAAGCCCGCTTAAATCAGTTCGACTCTGATACGTTGCTACTAATTAACAATTAAATTAAATAAAATGGAAGTAGTAAAACAAATTACAAAAGAACAATTAGAAAAAGTAGTTGCAGGTCAAAAAGACTTAACAGCAATATTAACTAACTTAGGAGTTTTAGAGACTCAAAAGCACAGTCTATTGCACAAGATTGCAGATTTAAACAAAGAGATTGAAGAGTTTAAATTTGAATTAGAGCAAGAATATGGCCCTATAAATATTAATTTAGAAGACGGATCATATACGGTAATTGAAAAAGAAAATAAAGAGTAATGACTTCTATCATTAGAAAAATAAGTATCGGAGCTGACTACAAAAATGATGCAATGCATTATTCGGTAGGCCAAAGTGTTTATGGTGGACACGAGATCTCTCATATCTTATTAGAGGAAGAAGATAACTCCTACAATATTTATATAAAGAAAGAAGACGAAGTAATGCCATGGAAGAAGTTTAATTCTAACATGGCTATCTCCGTTGAATACGATTTAGAATATTAGTATGACAAGCGTCTTTGATTTCATAGTTAAACCCGTGGGGTCTAGGTATGAAAATAGTGTTGAAATTGAAGGTAAAGAGTTAATTTTAAATACTAAGATAGAAAGTTTTAAATCTGTTAATAATACCGCAATTGTTGTAGCAATACCGCTTGCATATAAAACGGATATAAAAGTAGGTGATACCATAATCATACACCATAATGTCTTTAGAAGATTTTATGATATGAAGGGTAAACAAAAAAATAGTAGAGCATACTTCAAAGAAGATCTATACTTTTGTAGTTTAGATCAAATCTACTTATACAAAACCGATACAGAATGGAAATCATTTGGTGATCGTTGTTTTATAAAACCATTAAAGAATATTGACCATTCAAAGCTTGATAAAGAACGTAAACTTATTGGTATATTAAAATATGGTAATGACTCTTTAAAAGAGCTTAAAATCAATCCTGGTGACTTAGTGGGTTATACCCCTTTTGGAGAATATGAATTCATTATAGAGGGTCAGAGATTATATTGTATGAAATCTAATGATATTGTAATTAAATATGGATATAAAGGAGACGAAGAGGAGTATTGTCCAGGCTGGGCACAAAGCGGTTCTTGAGTTAATTAAGGTGGCGGAAGAAGCTATATTAAATAACGGAGAAGATGATTTATCAGCAGACAAACTTAAGAACGCTGCAGCTACAAAAAAACTAGCAATATTCGATGCTTTTGAAATTCTAAATAGGATTGAAGAAGAAGAGCGAATGTTAGAGGAAGGTGAAAAAGATCCTAATACTAAAGTATTTAAAGGCTTTGCGGAAGGGAGATCTAGATAATGTACGAACAAACACTATATAGAATATTACCAGATCATATAAAGCCTGGTGTCATAAAGAAAACAAATCGTTATAATAATTGGAAATATGGGTATAATAAAGACCATGATATGGTTGTTATTAGTAAGACTGGAAAGATTGGTGAAATTATTGAAATCCAAAATCTAAAAATAGCATTACCATTATTAGAAAATTCATATAAAAGATCTGATAAAAAAGAACAGCAATACTGGAAGCAATTAGACGTTCCTAAGGAGTTAGAAAAAATAAAGAATGTATTTGACTGGAATAAGTATCCTGATACATTTAAAGAGAAGTATTACGATTACATAGACAATGAGTTTAAGTATAGAGACGAAGGTTTCTCATTTTATAGTAATGGTTCACCAACATATATAACTGGTACACATTATATGTACCTACAGTGGAGTAAGATCGACGTAGGTGCTCCAGATTTTAGAGAGTCTAATAGATTATTCTTTATATTTTGGGAAGCTTGTAAGGCAGATAATAGATGTTATGGAATGTGCTATTTAAAAAATAGACGTTCTGGATTTTCATTTATGTCTTCCGCTGAGTTAGTTAATATAGCTACTATGTCTAGTGATTCTAGATTTGGTATATTATCTAAGACTGGGTCCGATGCTAAAACAATGTTTACCGATAAGGTTGTCCCTATATCGCTTAACTACCCTTTCTTTTTTAAACCTATCCAAGATGGTATGGATAGACCTAAAACAGAACTTGCATATCGAGTACCTGCTTCAAAGTTTACAAGAAGGAAGTTAGATAATAGCGAAGCATCAGATGAACTTGCAGGATTAGATACAACTATTGACTGGAAGAACACTGGAGATAATAGTTATGATGGTGAAAAATTAAAAATATTAGTTCAGGATGAGGCCGCTAAATGGTTGAAACCTGATAATATCCTTAACAACTGGCGTGTTACTAAAACTTGTTTGAGATTAGGTAGCAAGATTGTTGGTAAATGTATGATGGGTTCAACCTCAAATGCATTAGACAAAGGAGGATCTAATTATAAAAAATTATATTATGACTCAGACGTTGAGAAAAGAAACCGCAATGGACAGACTAGCTCAGGATTATATAGTTTGTTCATACCTATGGAATGGTCGTTCGAAGGATTCATTGATACTTATGGCTTACCTGTATTCGATACGCCAGAAAAACCAATCAGAGGAGTTGACGGAAATGAAATAGATTGTGGAGTTATTGAGCACTGGCAAAATGAAGTAGATGGTTTAAAATCAGATTCTGATGGATTAAACGAATACTACAGACAGTTTCCAAGAACAGAACAACACGCGTTTAGAGATGAAACAAAACAATCATTGTTTAATCTTACTAAGATATACGAACAGATTGATTATAATGATGATTTAAGAAATACCGAGGTTTTAACTAGAGGTAGCTTTCAATGGTCAAATGGTATACTTGATTCTAAGGTAGATTTCTATCCAAATAAAGATGGTAGATTCCTAATATCTTGGGTACCGCCTAAACATCTGCAAAACCGCGTAATAATAAAAGATGGGTACAAATATCCAGGTAATGAACACTGTGGCGCATTTGGTTGCGATAGTTACGATATATCTGGGACTGTAGACAATAGAGGTTCAAATGGTGCTTTGCACGGATTAACCAAATTTTCTATGGAAGATGTACCGCCTAACCATTTCTTTTTAGAATATATAGCTAGGCCTCAAACGGCAGAAATCTTTTTTGAAGAGATACTAATGGCTTGCGTGTTTTATGGTATGCCGATTTTGGCAGAGAATAACAAAGCAAGATTGTTGTATCATTTTAAGAGAAGAGGTTATAGAGGGTTTTCAATGAATAGACCTGATAAGGTTTGGAATAAATTATC